AAGATTTGTTATTGCAACACTTTTTACACTAGCCATATCTTAACCCTCCTATGCTTCATGGCAAGGAATCTGAACAACTTTTTCTTCCTCGATTCTTGTTGCACCAATGCTCATGCAATAGTAAACTTGAGTGCTGTAAGATTTATCAGCTCTCTCATCTATTCTTGCAGTAACATCTTTACCTATTGCTAATTTAATAGCATCTTTAGTAAATGCAAAAACGAGTCTATCGTCAGTATTACTTGCATCGAAGCTAAGTCTATTCGACATAATAAATTTAAACCCTAAATATGAATCAATTTGACCCATCGCCAGCGCTTTAACTGTATTGAAATCTGAATTCTTAACTTCAGTTGTATTAAGCAAATCACTTATTTGAGTTGCTCCGCAAACCACATATCGTGGTAAGCTTGGATCTACGTCAGCTAAATCCATTTTCTTCTTAGCATCAAGAAGTTTTGCAATTGTTAAACCATCTGATTGGTTTGATGTTGCAAACTTTTGAGTGCTTGGAAGTGCAACGGAAGTGCCGCCAGTTTCTCCAGTATAGGCAGTACCGCCTAAAGCTGTGATGATAACATCATCCATTGATCTACCCATCGCTGCAGCTGCTGCTTTAGCGTAGCTTGATGTAGGATCAATTAACATTCTTACTTTGTCAGCATCATCTATAAGATCTGCCCACTCGTAATCAGCTAATGATACTCTACGTCTAGCGTGTGGTGTATCAATTTGTGGTGTAGACGAATGTCTGGAAGTTCGTACTTGAGCAGCGACAGAGCCGACTTGTTCAAAATACGCATTTTTTCCAGTTATCGTTTCCACATCAACAGCTTCACGCAAACGGCTACCCATTTGTTGTGAAAGCATTTGTACATTAGAACCATACTGCTGTACAAAAGCTGTTGTAATTTGATTAGACATAATGTCCTCCTTTTCAAATTAATGGTTAAAATGTTCGAGAATTATCTACAAAGTAGGTTCGTCTGCATTTTACAACTGTTAGTTGATCTTCTATTCAGATTGTCAAACTGGATGCTTTCGCACTACCCAGTTGAAACAGGATGTATCATACCATTCAAATCAGCAACTTCTTTAACTGCTGCATCGTGGTTTGGATGTTCCTTAATCCAATATGGATGTTTAGGATCTCCCATGATTTTAGAAACTTCTTTTTGTGCTTCTTGTGGAGTTAATAAACCACCCGCACTTTCTTGACTAGCACTAATAGTATCTTCACTAAATTTTTCTGACATTGTTGCCAATGCTTTGATAAAACCTGGATGATTACCAATAGAAGTTCCATCTTGTAACTTTACTTCTGCCAATTCCTCGGCAAAAAAATTTTTAAATACATCATTTGCTTGATTTAATTTTTTATCATATGCTAAACCAAACTCTTTGCGTAATGATGTTTCATTATTAACACGATTTAATTCTTGATCTTTTTGTGCATTATCTAGTGATGATTGTTCTAAATTTCCATAATAATCTAACACTCCTTGTAATTGTTTTGGTAACAATCCAAGTGTATGTGCGTGGGAAATGAAATCTTTTACAGGTTGATCATTTGCACCTTCTTGTAAATTATAATTAACATCATATTTATCTGGCGAAGCGGGTACACCTAATTTTGTAAATGTTTCTTTCCAATCATCATCCGTAAAATTGTTTGTTGGCACTGGCATTTTATCTGCACCAACCATACGTTGTGCATGAATATAACTTTTTGCTAATTGTCCAGCATCCGTAAAATTTTGTAAGGATGACTCTGCTCGTATATCTTCTGGCAAGGTATCAACAAAAGATTGTGTTTCTGCTGGTGCTTGCTCATTTATTGTTGTTTCAGATTGCACTTCTGGTGCAGTTGTCTGTTCTTCCATTTATTTTTTCTCCGTTGGTTGTGGTTTTAACATTGTTTTAATCCACAAAGTAACTGCTCGCATTCCTTCTAAGTTTGCAGTCTTATACGGATCTGCATCAAAAGTAGATGTATGTATTCCAGTTCTATTTTCTAAATCTTGTAAAACTGCTGCACCTTCTTTTGTACTAAAAGTAATTTGGTAAGCTTGTCGTAATTCTTTGATAACATCTTCTTGTGTTTTAGCTGGCATTAAGTTCCTTCAATAATGGAGCTGCCTTACCTCCCGCTTCTGCCATTTGCGATGCTCTGTCGAGTTCCGCTTGTTGTGCTTGTGCTTCGGCTTGCTGCTCTCTTATCTCCGCAACCTCTTGATCTGATCGTAATACTTTTCTTGGTACACCGAGTACATCGGTAATATGTTTAACTAATTTATCGCCATCTAAGTAATCCATCACTGGCAACATTTGTGCTAATGGTGTGATTATTTCTAATGAACGTAATATTGCTTGTACATCGCCAGTACGTTGCGATCTAGCTAAAGGAGAAACATATTCTATATCTATTGTGCTACCTTGCAAGCTGACTGGCGGTGTTGGTAATAAACCTTTACGCAACATAATATTAAAACTTCTTGTAATAAGGGGTTGTAACATTTCTGCTTGGAGTCTACCTAATACTGGTGCAAGTAATCGCATTTTTTCTTCGTTACGTTGCATTACTTCTGTTGCTGTCATTCGTACATCTTGCGACATTAATAATTGGTCTACAAAATATGCTTGTCGAATAGCTTGACGTCTTTGATCTTCTAGGTTTAATCCAACTGGTGTATTTGCACCAATGTTTAAAGGTTCAATTCTATCTCTTGTGCCAGATCTATAATAGTTCAGTCCTCCAGGTTGTGTTCTTACTGGTAAAACAAAACTGTCATCAGGTACAAGTAAAGGTGGGTCAACCATTTTTTGTGCTGCCTTGATGGTTGTTTCAGACATTTTATTTAACATCTTCACATCAGCGAGTGCTGTCATAGATGGCGATCTGCCATATATTTCGGAAGATGATTTTAACCAACGAGGAACAACAAAAGGAAACTCATTAAATCCAGATGTTGAAATTACTTTTTTATCTTCGTGGTCATAGTATATTGATACAAAAGGCATGGACATATTATCCATCTTGTATGGGTTTTGTTTATCATTAGGTTTTACACAATGATGTAATGTTATCTCGTCATACGGATTTTCTTTTGCAACTTCTATTAATCTTTTACTTAAATTATCGCCAAATCGTTGATAGGCAGCTCTGGCTGTTATTTTAAATTCTCTGTGTACTGTATCAACAACTCCTTTATCATTTTCAGCAACATATATTTCTTTAATATGTCTTGTTGAAAATCGTAAAAATTTTTGATCATCTTCTTCGATCATCATGCACGAAGTACCAAAGGTAACTAAGTCCGTATATAATTCATGTATTTCTTGTTGAAAGTTAGATCTATCTAAAGCAATGTACATGGATTGTGTACACGCTTCTAACCATTCCCTACTTTCTTCATCTTGTGCCAATCCTTCATTTTTAAATCGCATACTAAACCAAGGAGTAGCAGCATTGGTTAACATCCCATGCAACGAGGAAGATAATAGTTCTGCAGCATGAAGTGCAGTACCATCATAAATAAATTCTGTACGTTTATCGCCTTGTGATCTTGATTTATTAACATCTGCTCTACGAGGTAGAACATAATCAGCGATTTCTTGCCAATGACTCTCCCAGTTTTGTCTTTGTGTTTTCAGTTTATCAAACTGATTAGCAATCATTTGTGCATTTTTCATATTATAATCCTAATTTTTCTTTTAATGATTTTTTGCCTTTAGTCAGACCAAGGTTCATTATGCCTTGTACATTTCTTTGTGAGGTAAATTTTTTACCAGATTGTTTTGCGTCAAATCCTTTTTTATAATCATCATATGCTGCTTCTGGTTGTGCTGCATTTATTAATGCTGTTCCCGCACTAGCTCGCATTGCTGTTGCACCTATACTTGGCATTCCTAAAGATAATGCACCTACTACTAATCCTTTAAATTTATTTTGTGATTGCAGCATTCTTTCTGATAATGGGATTGATGTCATTGCTCCAGTTGGATCGCCACTACCCATTGCGCTGTTAGACGCACCATATTTAATTGCATTAGCATTCGATATAATTTTACCATCAACAACATTGGAATACCCACCAGTATTTTTATTGTACGATAACAACCCTCTTTTAACCATTTCATCATTAGTCATCTTTGATGCTTCATTGCCATACATATAAATGTCTTTGCCTTTTAAATTATATGCACCATATTTTTTTGTTTGTGTATTGCTACCACCAGTTTGATTAGTTTTTAATCCTAACTGTTCTTTGACAACATTTTTAATTTCATTAGCAACTTGTTTATTACTATTATCTTCTCTTTCTTTTCTATCTTTACTAGCTGTACTTGATGCCATGTTATCCGCCTAATAATGTTTTCTTGGCAACATTTGCTTCACTTGTATCGCCAGATGTACTTGTTAAAATAGTATCAGTGTACCCTTTTTTCTTTTTTAACAATTCTGCTTGTATTAATGCTTTATCTTCCATCGTCATCTCATCTGTTGTTGCTGGTGGCAAAGGCGGAGGAGTTGGTGCTGGCGGTGGAGGTGGTGGCATTTTTGGTTTTAAAAATCCCATTGTCTTAGTTCCTTATTTCTAGTGGGTTATAGTTTGTGCCTTCTGCAAATTTTTCTAAATTTCTATTTTCATTAAGATCTAATTCTCTCATAGCAATTGCACAAGTTCGCCACGCATCGGCATAATGCGAAGAATGATCATGTACTGGTTTAGAAAAAACTCGTTGTTTGTCTAACCATTTTCTATGATACCACTTCATAGCATCTAAAAAAGGTTTGCAGTTATCTCTGTTAATATATGTTTTTGCTAATAATATTTGACCTGCGTGAACCCCATCTTCTATGGGTAATTTAGGACAAACCTTAATTGGTCGCATCCCCATCGAATAGGCAAATTCTTTTCTTGTATGTCCTGTGGAGAGCTCTCGTTGTTCTATATCATGCGGAAAAACATAGTTCCGAATATTATATTCTTTTTTCTTAATATAATCGGCATAAAAGTCCAGACTTTTATTACTATCATTATAACAATCAACAACAAACAATGCTCGACCTATTTGCTGTGTAAATATAATTGCTGTTTGATCACTAATACCTAAGTCAAAATAAATATCTACTGGGTAGCCAGGATCATACGGAAAATGACTAATACGTTTGTCATCTTCCATTTTAGAAATTATTTTTCCGTAGATTGCACCTTGTAAATTAGCAGACCAACTACACTCAAACTCTTGTGCATATTGATCTTCGGTCATTAATTTTCTTGCCGACTCTAATTCTTCTTTTGGTACTAACCCTGTTTCACTTGCTTTGAACATACAAGTGTACCAATCAGGTAATGACTTTGCTTCTTCAAACAAATCATAAAAAGCATTCATTCCTTGTGGTGTACCAATAAAACACACCGATCCTAATCTATCTGCAATTGCTGGTCTAATTACCTCGGCAAACATTCTGCTATCCATTTGTGCATATTCATCACAAACAACAAAATCAAAGTATTGACCTCTGGCACTATCTGGATTTTCTGCACCATATAATGTTATTCTTCCCCCAGTAGGAAAGTCGGCACGCAGCTCTGTTTCATTGTATTTCATTCCAGGTACAACTCTGGAAAATTCTTTTAAATAATCCCATGCCACTAATTTTGACTGCACCCTCGTTGGAGAAAAGAATGCTCCACGAAAATTCTTTTTTTGGCTTGTGAGTGCAAGCTTAATTAAATGGTTGATCGAAAAAACTGTTTTTCCTCCTCTGCGGTGCATACAGCATACTGCGAAACGGAATTTGTTTAAAGCATTGTGCAACTCTCGTTGTTGTGGTCTTGGAGAGTAGGCAATCTTAATTGTTTTCATTAGTGTATGGTGTCCTCAACTTTTAATGGATGTACTTCGGCAATACCAAGTGCAGCTATGATATATTTAGCGGTGTCCATTGCTTCTGTCTTATCGACAAAGTTTGTTAGCTCGACTTTAACTGTTTTGTTTTCATCGTCATAAGTTACGAGTGCTTGTATGTTTGAATGCGTCAGTGTCTTTATCTCCCATGTATATATAAAAAAGGATGCAACCCAGTTTGGATGGTATCGAGGTCGTGGAATGGCTAAAAACAAAGCTTTTCCTGGCAATATCCCTCGTTATAGGTCAATCAACTATTACTCTTTGTTGTATTCCTTTAGTTTATTGTATTACTGTCAGTTGTTCTGTCAATTGGTGTATCATTCTCCGAACTTTGTACCTCGTGTGTGGGATCTTTGCCTTTGTCTTGCAAAGACCCATCATCCCATACTATTTTAATCATTGGTTCTCCAACATTCTCAATAGTTTGTTTATCTCCGTAAACTCCAACTAGTTTACTTGCCAACCACTTACCAAAACCAACTCTCTCTCTTAACAACATAACCTCTTGAGGTGGTGTTTCTTTATTCAATAGATCTCTACATTGATCAATAACAGTCATTGCACCTGTTTTTCTTGCATCCATTATTCTATTAAATAAATCTTTGTCTGCATTTGTCCATTTATATACAGTTGCCAAATTTGGCATATGTTTTGACT